CCGCAATGCCGATCGCCCGGTAAAGTTGCGTTTTTACTTGCGCAGTGTGTAGCGTCCAATTCGCATTTTCCACCAACCCAGCTGGTTCGCGTTCTAAATTTACTCGCTGTTTGTCGTCAACGCTTAAAATTTTCACGCGTACAATTTCCGCCACGTCCTCAGTGCTTAAATAGCCAAGGTAGCTATCGGGGGTAAAATCAATCGGGCGATCTAGCGTAACGGTCTTGCCGTTAATGGATAATACTCGTCCGCCTAAATTTGTGTTGGCATAACGATTGTCGGCAACTTCAATGATATCGCCGGGCAAGTGCGCTAATCCCTCACGCCCAACGCTAAAGGTAATTGTGCATTGTTCAAGTCGGGATGTTTCAAGCACCCATTTTCCGTAGCGGTGCGCCTGACCACGCGAGGTGCAAGCAAACGCCGTGATTTTCTTCACGTTGTAGCCGTAGCGTTGGATTAAATCATCATCCGCCACATACTCGATCGCCTTTTGATACATATTGCGCTTGTCGGCATACTCCACCTCAACGGCGGTATAAATTGCTTTCTGCGCCACATATTGACGGGTAAATTTGCCGTCAATCACGTTAGATTGCGTATAGGTGCAAACCGGATCAGCTGGGCGATCTTGTGTCGCGGTCATTTGCTGACCGTTCCAAATCACCATGGCTCGAAACACGCTTGCCATATCGGATAACACTTCATATGCGCTGCGCTGGTCGGTGATCCACAGGTTCGCCGTCATACGCGGTTCTTGCCCGCCGTAGCCGTCCGGCACGAGTTGATCGCAATACTGCGCAATTTGGTACAACTGGAATTTATCAACACCAAAATCACCTAACCGCTCACCCAAGCCGATTTGTTTATTAGTAACTAAATCGTAAAAGATCCAAGCGGGGTTGTTCGTCCAGTCTTCTTTAAAGTCACCTTTCCAAATGCCGGCGGCATAAGTCCGGGCAACGGGATCGTAATTACCCGGAATTTTGACTAAGCGACCGTGCAACAAAAAATTGATATTCGGGAAATTCGGGTTATAACGCGAATCGGTCTTGATGCCCACCAGCGCCATATTCGGGTATGACAATTTAGTGTCGATTATCTCCGTATAACTCGCCCAACTTGTCGCATTCTGTAATCGTTGGCTTTTGCTGTCTTCTGTTACCCGATTCACGGTTACGGTGAATGGTACTTCTGGCAGATTTTCGATAATATAGCTACGGAAAAAGCGTGAAGATGATTTACCCTCAATAGTGTAAGTATTGCGCGGCAAATTATTGATCAATACCTCAAACGTAACGCTTGTTCCGTGCGTATCACCTTGATCGTTTTGGCTAAATAGCGCGCTTACTGCCAGCGTCAAGCGCAAGCGTGACACATCCGGATCGATAACGGTTTTAGTTAACGGGTGAGCCTGTTTAACTTCTGCATTTACCGGCACTTCTCGTTCGCTTGCTTCAAACCCTTTTAACGGCAACTGATCTTGCGTACCGAGAGTGAATTGAATTTCGGTATTTTTGAAGTTGAAACTATCGGTATCGTTATCGTCTTTGCCGTTCTCGTTTTGAATCGGCGTGTTGTCAAAATACGTTGTTTTCCACTTGTTAACCGTTCCTTTGATTGGTCCGAGCGAGATTAAACCAATCGCGCGTAATTTCTGTGCGCTTTTTAGCGAATCCGGTGCTTCGTACGGAGTATGACCGCCACCGCCTTTATTTCCACCACCCATAAACTACCCTTTCTTTAGCGTGTCCATATCATCAAACGTTTCAACGCCCTGCGAAATAAGCACAAGGCTTGTCATCATCTCGCCGTACAATAACGGGATCGGTCTCCCCTGCGGCGTGAGATTTTTGATGTTTGAAAATGAAGTGCTTTGTTTCTTTTCGCTTTCTTTGGCACTGGTATCCATATTCGGCGTAAGAGTTAGCAATGTCATCGCACCTGATAAAATCATTGCCGCCCCCATTGAATACCCGCTTGCCATGGCAAGATAAGACCAACCAGCCGTACCACCGATGTACCATGTAGCTGCAATAAGCACTACGCCGATAATAATCTGTCCGATCCCAAGCCCTTTACCCGCACCCGCGATAACCGGAGTAAAATGCACCGCACTTTCTTCGGTGAGCGCCATTTGCGGATTAGTCTTTATTTGGTCTTCCGTTAGATAACGCTTGCCGATCCGCACCTTGTAATAGCCTTTGCGCAAGTGTTGTTGCAATCCGTTAATCTGCGTTAACAAGCCGCTCATTAACTCGGAAAACGACCGCGCTTCTAATTCAAAGGGGGAATCAACAAATCGTTTAAGATCGCCGTGAAATGTAATTGTCGCCATTGCTTATGTCTCCAAATGCTATGCGTTGATCGCAGCCATGCTCCGTCATACGGCACGCGCGCGGACAATCGCCCTACACTATGATGTAGCATTGTTTGATCGCCAAGATAAATGCCAGCATGATTCGGCACCGGGCTTCCAATTTTCAATAACACCACATCGCCCAGTTGTGCCGGTTCTTCGTCGAGCTTTTCAAACCCCAACCGCACTAAATTTTCTTCAATTAGATTCTGACCGCTTTCAAACCATTCAAAATCATAGCCCGCCGGCGGCTTTGGTCGCCCAAAATCCAAACCAGCCAGCATATAGGCATCTAATACCAACTGCGAGCAGTCTTGGTGATAATTGATAAAATTACGCCCCAGTAACGCCGGCGCAGGTCGAAACTGTAAAATTTCATTATCCACCACCAACCAAAACGCCGTAGCACACCGGATCTGACACATACGGTCGGCGGTTGATAAATACGGCAGACCGTTCGGGTGGGAGTGAACTAACGCGATAATCTCGCCAATTTCGCTTGTCATAATCCATTCTTCCGGGTCGATCTCGAAATAATTTTCCGGATCGGAAGAAATGTTCGGGCAAGGGTAAAATACTTTTTCGCCGTCTTCCAAAACAACAAAACCGCACATTTCGCGCGGCTCTTGTCGTTTAGCGTAATCAAGTATTTCTTGCTTTAAATTATCAGGAATTTTCATTATTTAGTTACCGTATTGTGTGGTGGACGGAAAGCCGCCGAAAGGCAAAGCGGTATCATTACCCCAGCGTAATTTACAACCACGCAAACAGTGCGAACACTTATCCTTTTTCGCGTCGGTTGTCGGTTTATCAAACTCATCAGCCACCGGTGGACCGGTATAGCCACATTCCGCGCTGCGATAACGCCAAATGCAGGTGTCGGACGTGATCATCAAAATAGGTATGCGCGCATTATCTGTTTCGGCCGGCAAAGCAAGTTCAAACGTCGCCACGTCATCAGTTAATGATTTCAACTGCTCGATAATGTAGTAACTGATTGATTCCTGCGTCGGGTCGGCTTTCGTATTTCCACCAGCAAAATTCTTAGCATCAAGAAATTGCGCATACACCAAGCGCCGCGTAACCTTTGCGCCCAATCCCTGCCCGAAATCTTCGGCAAGAGCGGTAACAATCCCGTACATATTCGAGATAGTCAAAGTCGGGCGGTTACTTGGACCTTGTCCGGATAGCTCAAAACCATCAGCGTTGATCGGGTAGGCTTGATACTCGTTACCCTGCCAAATAACATTTTTATGACCCTGATTTACACCATTATGGAACCGCAATAACTCGCCTTTTTGCGTAGGATTGCTAGCGCTGTGAATGTGCCGCAAGTCAATTTCCCATAGTTCAATTAGCGCGCCCTGCTCAAGTTTCGGTAATTCTTGTCGCATATCGCGCGGTATTGGCTTTGGCATTACACCACCTCTTCAAAGCTGCAACTAAATTCAGTATGCGTTTTACCGACGGTTTTGCTCCAATCGGGACAAACGACCTTGATCAACTGGTTATCATTGGCTTTTTCGCGAAATAAAAAGGCGGTTACGCCGCCTTTATTTCTTAAAAATCTGTCAAAATCGACCGCGCTTTTATGCTGAACTTTGAAAGTCAGCGAATATTTGCGCAATAATGGATTTAATCCGTCCACCATACGCTGTTCGTAACCGTCGCCGAACTTGTTCACTTTCCGGCGCGGTTCGTTTTTGACTGTGTAACCCGGTTTCGGGCAGTAAGGCAAAATATCAAGTGCCATTTATTACCTCATTCATTACGTCCGATTAAACGCCCCACCACTACGCATATCTTCGCGCTGATTTTTGCGATAGCGCATATCCGCAATGCGATCCATTTGCCGCATAAGCTCAACGGTAATTTGCAATTCATCGCCGTTTTGCTCGCTACTCACGCTGGCGGAAACTGGTTCGCCGTTGTTGATCACTTTCACTGTGACGTTACCGCTACTCCGGCTGATGTTTCCGCCATAGTTAGGCAATTCAGGCACGCTTACACCGCCACCATTAGCAAAGCCACGACGCGGAGCGCCGTAGTTAAGCTGATCTAAAAAGCCACGTCCTAAACGGCTCGTGGCTTCTTTTGTGATGACGTACTCTCCTCGGTGGACAATACCAGCAGGCGCATACTTTCCGCCGTCACCGGTATAACCACCGGTGGCAAACCCGACACTCATAATCTGCGAAATAACATTGGCGCCCGCTGCCGCCACCGCTGCCATATTTGCAAATTTTTGAGCAGGAGTAAGTGCGGTTGTATCTGCCATCGCTTGTGCGACCGCTTGAGATAGTTTAACCGTAGCTTCTGCAATAGCGAACGCTTTTGATACCGCAAACATCGCTTTATAAGCGGCGGATTGTTTCCCTGCCGACTGTTCAACAGCAGATGCCAAATTACCAAATGCACCGCCCAAATCGTTCAGACCTGTGGCGTATTGCCCCATGTCGCGTTGGAACTCGTCATTTTTGTACTTATCGGTGATCTGCTGTCTGCGTTGCTGGAACTCTTCTTCGGTAATCAGTTTCTGCTCGTTAAATGCCTGCAACTGCGCCAATTCTTCCGCTTGTTTGTTTCGCGTTTCCTGTTGGGGGTCGTAGATTGCCCGTAGTTTGCTTAATGGGTCAACTGCCTGTTGAGAAATCTGCTGTGCGTAATTAAATTGCATTTGCTGAGCAGCTTTTCTTGCTTCGTCAGCATTTAATTGACCGGCGGACCGCAATTCTTCAATACTGCCTAAATCTTCCGTAAGGTTTGATTTAAGCAGTTTTTCAGGCGCATATTTGCCGGCGAGTTCAAGACGCTGTTTCGCAAATCGTTCTGTAATTGCCGTCTTCGCTGTTTCATACTCTTGGTGAGATACAACCCCTTTGCGCATATGTTCATCGAGACGCTGAAACATCCGCACTTCTTCAAGGTTAATTTCGCCTAGAGTTGATGACGATTTCTTACGAATTTCATCGTAAAAGTTAAGCCAATTTTCACGAGCATTATCTGACGACTTATTCTTTTTGAGACTTGTTTCAATGGTGGCTACCTTAGTATCTGTATCAAATAACCCTTCAATCTTTTTACCCATGTCTAGCATGGTTTGTAATTGTTCGGCGGATAAGTTGATCGCAGTTGCGGCTGCCTGTGCGGCCGCTACGTCACCATTGGCAATAGCATTAAGAACCTTTGAGTATTCAGCACCTTTAACACCAAGTACTTCATAAAGACCTGCCAACACATAAGATGCCTTAGCATGACCTTTATTTTTAAGCTCTAACACCTCTAATTTGGCGCGTAAATCATCTGATTTTTTAGTCAGCTCGCTTTGAGCTTTCGCGAGATCGATAACGGCAGCCGTAGCCTGATTAGTGCTATCCTTATTTTTATCAATACCATTTTTTACATCGGCGATAATTTGACCGGCTTTTTCTGCGCCAACATTAAATACAGATAATTTTTTGTGAATATCATCTAACGACTTACCATTATTCAGCATGGACTGTACAAGTGCGCGTAGTTGATTATCAAATGCCTGACTTTTAGCCGACGCAACTTCCAAGCCACTTTTGTATTTTGCCGACGCTTCTTCTACTTCCTGCGCAGTTGAAGCAAACCAACCTCCGCGACGATGGCTAAACTCAGTTGAGATCATCGTAGAACCCAATTTTTTGAGCTGTTCTTCTTGCTCTTTCATCGCTTCGATTTGCTCAAAAATCTTGGTAGTAAGTACGGCTTCGCTTAACCCTTCATAGCTTTCTTTCAGTTGCTCGTTAGCGGCAGCGGTATCAATCGCTTTTTTACGAGCTTCTTCCGCTTGTGAGTTGAAATATAACAACGCACTGGCAGCAATAGTCACCGCGCCAGCAGGACCGCCAAGCAGTCCCATAACACCCCGCAAACCAGCCGCCGCTGCGCTGGCAAGTCTGTTTGCCGTTGCTAAATTTTGTTTTGCTGTCGCTTCCGCTTTTGTCAGCGCAATAATTTGTGCCGTCTGCGCTTTCATCTGTTCGCGCAACGCAAATCGCGTTTTTTCAGACTGGGCAACTTGTAACTGTGCAGCCAAAGAAGCCATTTCTGTTTGAGCCGCTACCCGTAGTGCTGTGGCTTTAGCATAGAGGGCTTTCGCTTCGTTGTAATGTGACAACGTGTTTTTCGCACTTGCTACACCGGTTTGTACAAGTTTTGAGGAATAATTACCAAGTTGCCCAACCGCCAAGGCACCGGCAAATAATGTCGCCATTTTAATGGCATCTTCCAAATTTGCCGCCAAGAACTCTATGCTATTCGCTATACCGGTAGTAACCCCGGTGGCGCTATCAAAACGCCCGATCATTTGGATAAATGACGTTTCAAAATTGGTCATCGCGCCGGAAACTGACTTAATGCGATTAGCAAAATCATCATCGACCTGCGCCTTGACCTTTTTTAACGCTTCAACAACCTGCGGAATATCTAATTTACCAGTGGCGCCCATTTGTTTAAGTTCGCCAGTCGTAACACCTAAACCTTTCGCGATTGCGTCCGCAAGTCCGGGGATTTGTTGCATTACAGAATTAAGATCTTGCCCTTTTAACGTTCCTGTTGCCAACGCTTGCCCAAATTGAACCAACCCCGCCTCAGCTTGCGCAGCAGTTGAACCCGACATTGCAACGGACTTTGTCACGGTTTCAGTCAAGGCGGCTACATCAGCTTGGCTTAGTTTTAACTTTTCAGCATTTTGAGCAAATTTTTGATAAACAAGCGACGTCGCACTTACAGCCTGATTAGTCCGCAGGGAGATATCAAAAACAGTCTGTGTCGCCAAAGCAAGTTGAGCATTACCATTTGTTGATAGTTTTAATCGATTGGTTAATTCTGTGTTTGCGTCAGCATACTGAATAAATGCCTTAATTGAACTCGTCAGAGAATCTTTAAATAATAAAAAATTAGTTAATTTGCTGGAGTTGTTAAGCGCAGTCATCGCTGAATCGATGTTTTCCAAATAACCCTTGGTTTTGGTCGAAAATGTCTGCGCGCGTTGCTGCGCCTTTGATAATGAATTTTGAAAATTGACTTGATCTAACGTTAGCTGAATATTCAGCGATCCCAATGTGCCGGACATAAATAAACCCCATAAAAAAAGCACTCCGAAGAGTGCTTTTCTAAAAATATAAAACTAATTACGAATTACTCGGTTTAAACCATTCAATCAACCCAAAAACAACAGATACAGCAACGATGATTGCGATATATTGGAAACCACCCCACGCAAAACCGTCTGACAGGATAGAACCAAGAGCATAAAGCGCTAAAATTGGAGCAACTACAAATATAGCGATCATTTTAATCATCCAAATAAAAATTGTTCCCATAGTTCCTCCTTTGTTCATATCCGTACTGTACAAAATTACCGTACTTTATTCAAGGGATTACTACGAAATAATTGTTTATTTACTGCAATTCTTACATTGGTAGCAATCTTGGTCTGCGCCAAGGACCTAAACTAATTCGGTAGATATTGTCTTGGTCTTTCTTAATGTGTTGCACCTCTACCGCAGGGTCCCACGAACCTGAGCATAGTCCTCTGCCGTATGGGTCAGAAATTACCGCAAATTTATGATCACCCTCGGGGATATAAAAATCAGCTTTTTCTGCTGTGTCAAAACGGGCAAGCAAAGTTTGTTTATACATCACACCGAGATAACAACCACCGCCTTGAAACCCCTCGTCACGAATAATCGTAACTTTCGCGTAATCAGGATTAGGCTCGCCATAAGCCATAATTCTTTCCTGTGGGACTGGTTTTGCCTTTTGAATAACAACAGGAGAAGAACCGCACGCAGTTAACAATAATGCCGAAGATAATACCAATAATAATTTTTTCATAAAAAGACTTAAAATAAGTAAATGGGCGGTCATTCTACATAAAAATAACTCCGTAATCTGTGAGGTAGATCATATTTGTTTATTATTACCGATTGGCTAAATATCTTTCCGAACCATCATCTTCGGCTTGCGCTACTTTATCTTTATAAAATGGCATAAAATCGACAATTTCAGGCGGTTTCTTATTCGGAACGCTGTTGACCATAGCCAATATGTGTGCGATTTGTGCTGTGCGGTAATCCTCGCGCCAAAGTCCGAAAGGTTGATCCCGATAAAACAACTGATACTCCATGAAATGTTTTTCTGGCATCAGCTCAATTTCAGATAATGTTTTCCCCAGCGCCAAAGATAAAACTATTTGGAATCTTCGACGCTCGGTGAGTTTTTTGCTTCAAATTCAACAATCGCTTTACTGAAATCTTCAAATACGGCTTTATCCAATTTGGAGATTTGCTCTAAGTCTTCGATATTGTCCGGATCGAATAAATTATTTCCGTTTTCGTCACAAATTCGTGTAGCGAAAGTGCGTGCGATTTGATAAGGGTCGTGGATTTTTGATAACTGCTTGGATAATTTTTCTTCATCGCTGAAATCTAATTCAATACCTTGTTCTTCCGCGATTTTGAATAAGATTTGTTGCTGCCCGTAGATCGCTTTATTTGTTTCGCCAATGTTAAATTCGCGCACATAACAATCGGTCCCGTTAATAACGCATTTTTTTACTCTTGGTTTGTTCGCTAAAAGCTGTTCGCGTAGATTCATTGTGATATTCCTTGATTTGAGATAAAAAATGACCGCACTTTTTACGGCGCGGTCGCGTTGATTAAGCAGTTACCGGTAAATGGTAATCGCGTTTTGCTTTCTTGATTGTGACGCCCGATTCAAACTTACCTTTAGTCTCACCGGAGTAATTCGGCGAAGTTTGAATAAAGCCGGTGCCGTAAAGCGAGCCTTGCTGATTACGCAAAATCATCATGTAAGGGAATGTTTCCTTGGCAAAGAATTTTTTGCGTAAATCCGCCTGCATTGCGGTTCCCGGCGCGTAGAAGAAAGTGAGTTTTACTGATCCGTACTCAATTTCGCCCGCTTCAGTTTCAGTACCCTCACTACACATTGTTGTGATGTCTTCTTCCGTGAGCGTGTCACCGTCGCCCTCAATCTGCTTGATCGCACAGAAATTGGAGGACCATTTAACCACCGCTACTTTTGCCGCGCTGAAGTCTGTTGGCTTATCTTGTGATGTCCAATCCACTTCATCGGCAAAAGTAATTACGTCGGTTGCAACGGATTTAACCGGGAAATAACCGTCAAGCGAACCAAGACCGGTAATTTTGACAAAATCACCAGCTTTTGCGCCGTGACCGGTTGCGGTGATTGTCGCGGTTGGCGTTACCGTGCAGGCGGTAATCGGTTTTTCCGTAGCTAATCCGACACCGATATAAAATTTCGTCCCCTGAAACGGGGTTGTTTGTGTTGCCATAATTTATTCTCCATAAGCAATTTGATAATTGATTACACGACGATGTAGCTTTGTATCCACTTCATAATCGCTAAAATCATTCATTCGCTCCGCAAAATCGAACTCTGCCGAAAGTGCGGTAAAAATCTGTTTGCGAAGGCTGAAAATGTCATCAGGATTTTGGCTGTAAATGTCAATCTGAACCTGATAATCATCAAGATCGCCGTCCTCCAGCGCCGAATTTGGCGAGATGTTCGGAAATTGATACACAATCACCGGGAAAGCCTTGTTTGTTTCCGGAATCAGCCCATAAAAACAACGCCCTGACACCAAAGGCGACAGGGCGCTAAAAAGTTTCTTCTGGATCATGTCATTTCCCAGCCTCCGCGATTATTTCTTGTTGCAGTGTGTCAATGATGGCTTGGGCCGCCTGTTCCTTCGATTGCTGAAAGGCGGGGCGCATAAACGGTCGCGCGGGCATTTTAGATGTGCCAAATTCAAGA